TTCTTCTAGACTGCAATCTCTGAAAGGGTTCTGTTCATACATCATCTCTGTTGCATTGATAGGTTAAATAGATAGCAACTACTGCATAGAATAGTGCTATTGGTATTAGTATATTCATGTTAATTAAATTAGATAATAAGAAAGGAGGGGTAGCCAGCTTAAAAGCTCAGCAAAAGTTTCTAAATAACTACCCCATCCTTTTGTCAGTAAACATAATAAAAGGATTACATGATCATGAGTGATGCGTTCACTCTAGACTTTTTAAAAATTTATTATGTTATACTACTGGACCATCCAGCAGTGCGTTAATATGTGTGCTTAGTCCCATACCTAGGTGGGTTTGCAGCTGATTGCTTAGTAATGTACTCAGCTCGTTGTTTCTCAGCCTTACCTGAATGACTGTGTAGAATTTGAATACTCTCTTCAATGGCGTACACCCTAGCCCTAGTGTTCAGGTCATCCATAATCTCATAGATAGATTTATTCGATTCTAACAGAGTGCGTAACTCTTTAACTCCTATCAGTCGTTTCATCTTGTTTTAATTTAATTTGTGTGAGTGAGGGGAATCGAACCCCTCTAAGCTATATCAATAAGGTGGGGAAATAGTTATGAAAAAACCACCTTACAGACCGATTGCCACGTTTAATGCTTAGTCACCGAGACACTCACTTTATGTTAGCTATAGTAACCTTCCATAGATGATAAAGGTAACTGCATACCTCTAACCATTCTGTGTATTCCTGGTGCAATAATACTATTTAGTATGTCATTACACAATTCCTCAGGTACTTTACTTCTCTCGTAGTTACCTTTTAACCCTTGCGTACCTGTTCTGCTACCTCTAGGTGCAGACTCATGGCAAGGATCACCATTCTTACACATAGGCTTGGGTATCCAAGGACTGCTGTGCCATATGTCCGTAGGTTTCATTCGTGTATCACCGTACTGGCAATAGGTTACTGTAGCTCTATTCCATTCTTGCATGAAATCTAACTTCCTTAACTTACCTCTAGGGTTTTCTATGAAGAAGTAGTCAGGTTGAAACATCTCTATAATCTCTATGGTTTTCTTTACAATCTTAACACCTACCTCTGCCTGTTTTGATTTAGGTGTATTGTCTTTGTTCCAGTGTTTGCCTATACTAGCTACACTAAAGTAAGTACAAGGTGGTGATGCCCATATGATGTCAGGTTTGAATGGGACTTTACTTACATCGAAGTCTAGTATATCACATACATAGTCTATACCTTCGAAGTCTTTGTAGTCTGAGGTGAATACCTCAAACCCTTTCGCTTTAGCTGCTTTGCTGAACGACCTACTACCTGCAAATAATTCTAATACTTTCATCTTTCATTTTGTTTTATCTATTGGTTGCGATAATTTAGAGCATAAATCTCTAAAGTACTCATTCTCTTTCTTTAACTCTTCAATTCTTGCTTGCTGTTCTTTTAGCAGGTACATGTTTAGTTGCCCGTTTGTCATTTTGATTTGGTTTAAATACTACTGTTGGTAGTGGCATTGCAATTAATCCAGCTAGTTCGTGCATACTGAATCCTGATTGTGGTTTTCTTTTACTCATCTTTTTAATTTTTCATGCATACGCTGATTCTCATCATACAGGGTATTATATTTTCTTTCTAGTTCTTCATACTTTTCAGAGCTATGTCTGAATGTAGCTAAAAGTGTATTGTACTTTTGCTGTAACTGTTCTTTACTTTGTATTTTAATAAATTCTACTACTCTGTCGTACACTACCTCAATGTTACACGTTAGTAATGCATCGTTAATAAAGTAATGTTGTCCATCGCTTGGCTCATCTGTCGTTAAACATTTTTCTGCTACGGGCATCAACCAATTCCAAGAGCAGTGGTAGTTTGATTCGTGATAGTATTGGTAAATTTCTTTACCCATAAATTCTGCTATTAGTTTATTGTCTTTCATTTTATTTATATGTATGTGTTTCCCTCTGAATCGGTGTAAGGTGGATGAGGCCAATCTTTAATATATTCTACTATAACTTTATACATGCTTTCGATGTTTAGTTCTGCAACTGAATCTCTTATCATTAAAATAATTTCATCATCCAATCCCCTCTGTTTATATATCTTCTCTGCTACTG